CGCTCACGGCGATCGCCGAGCAGACCAACACCCAGGTGATCGTCGTCCGCGTCGTCGAAGGCGCCGCCGGCGCCGGCCAGGCCGCGGCGACCCTCGCCAACATCATCGCCGGCGTAACCGCCCTCACCACCGCCGAGGCAGTGGTCGGCGTTCGGCCCCGGATCCTCGGCGCCCCCGGCCTCGACAGCGAGACCGTTACCGACGCGCTCTGCCAGGCCGCCGCCAAGCTGCGCGCCTTCGCCTATGCCGGCTGCGACGCCGCCGACACGATCGCCGAGGCCGTCACCTATCGCGCCAGTTTCGCGGCGCGCGAGTTGATGCTGATCTACCCCGACACCAGCAAGGGCGGCGGCGACATGGTCGCCCGCGCCATGGGCCTGCGCGCGAAAATCGATCAGCAGATCGGTTGGCACAAGACCCTGTCCAACGTCGCCGTGAACGGCATCACCGGCCTGCAGCATCCGATCTTCTTCGACATCCTGTCGAACGATACCGACGCCGGCGTCCTCAACGATTCCGAGGTGACGACCCTGGTCCGCACCAACGGCTATCGCTTCTGGGGCAACCGCACCTGCAGCGATGATCCGCTCTTCGCCTTCGAAAGCGTCGTCCGCACCAACCAGGTGCTGCAGGACGAAATCGCGCGCGGCCTGGTCTGGGCGATCGACAAGCCGCTCGGTGGCGGTCTGGTCAAGGATATCCTCGAGACCATCAACGCCCGTTTCCGCTCGCTGAAGGCGCAGGGCAAGATCATCGGCGCCGAGGCTTGGTTCGACAAGAGCCTGAACCCGACCACCGATCTCGCCGCCGGCAAGCTGCGCATCCCCTACAAATACACGCCCTGCGCGCCGGCCGAGAGCATCGAGCTGATGCCGGAGATCACCGACGAATTCTACGCGACCATCGGCAACGGCCTGGCCGCCTGACCGGCCGACAATCCGATTTCGCTGACCTTCCGATCCAGGAGTAGACCATGGGCCTTCCCAGCAAACTGAAGCAGATGAACATGTTCGTGGACGGCGAAAGTTGGCTCGGCGAATGCTCCGAAGTCGGCGTTCCCAAGCTCGAGCGCGATTTCGAGGAATGGCGCGGCGGCGGCATGATGGGCCCGCTGAAATGGGACAAGGGCCAGAAGCCGATCGACCTGGAGTTCAAGGCCGGCGGTTGGATGCGGTCGCCGGTGGGCCAGTGGGGCGCCAACCAGATCGACGCCGTCCAGGTGCGCTGGGTCGGCGCGTTCGAGAATATCGCCACCGGCGAGCTGATGAAGGTCGAGCTGGTCGCCCGCGGCCGATATGAAGAGATCGATCGCGGCAAGGGCAAGGCCGGCGACGATACCGAGCAGAGCTACAAGCTCAGCTGCGTCTACTACCGCGAGGAAGTGAACGGCGTCGTCGATCTCGAAGTCGACTTCCTCAACAACCTGCTCGTCTCCGGCGGCATCGATCGCACGGCCGAGCTGCGCGAGATCCTCGGCAGCTTCTGACCTTTCACCACCGGGCCCGGTTCGCCGGGTCCCGCCTTTTGATCATTCACTGGAGGCTTCATGTCCAACCCCACTGCGCCGACGCTCGCCAGCGTCACCTTCGACGTTCCGATCACCATGGGCGATCAGACGATCAACTCGGTCCAGATCCGTACCCCGAACTCCGGCGAGCTGCGAGGGCTCAGCCTGGTCGCACTCGGCCAGATGCACGTCGACGAACTGCTGAAGCTACTGCCCCGCATCACAATCCCGGCGCTCCCCGCGCCGATCCTCGCTCAAATCGATCCCGCAGACATGATGGAGATTGCGGACAAGGTGACAGATTTTTTGTTGAGCAATCGACGTCGGGCCGACTTGCCGACGACGTAGAGGAGGTGATGGCGAACCTGTTCGTCATCTTCCACGGCTTCCGACCGGCCGACGTCGACGCGATGTCCCTGTCCGAACTGATGCGCTGGCACGAAAAGGCGCTCGCGCGCCACGAAACCCAAGGCTGAACCCATGGCGATCGACCGGTCTCTATCCCTCCTCGTCAAATTCGCCGCCCTCGATCGGCTGACCGGCCCGATGAAGAACATCGGCGCCGGATCCCGCGCGGCCGGCAAGTCGATCGGCGAGGTCCGCCAGGAACTCGCATCGCTCGAACGCAACCAGGCGCGCATCGGCAAGATGAAGGCGCTCGAGACGCGCCTGAAGACGGATTCTGCGGCTCTCGGCGAAGCGCGCGCGAAAATGGAGGCCCTTCGCCTCGAGCTAGCCAGCACCGAAGCGCCGACGAAGAAACTCACCAACGCATTTGCCGCGGCCGAGCGCCAGGTCGGTCGTCTCGAGACCCGTACCGATGAACAGGGGCGCGAGATGCAGGATCTGTCGACCAAGCTCGGCGCCGCCGGCATCGACGTCGCGCAGCTCGGCCGCGCGGAGGATCGCCTCTCCCTGGACATTCAGGGCGCAACCCGGCGGTTGAAGGAGCAACAGGCCGAACTGGCGAAGACCGCCGCGGCCAAGGCGAAGTTCGAAAAGGGCCGCGCTCTGGGCGAACAGGTGCGCGGCACCGGCTACGGCATGGTCGGCGCCGGCGCGGCGATCGGCGCGCCGCTCGCAGCGACGGTCGATCCCTATCGCGATTATCAGAGCGGGCTGACCGATATCGCGCAGAAAGCCGATCTGACGCGCGCACAGGCCGAACGGCTCGGCGCGACATTGTTGGAGCTTGGGCCCAAGGTCGCGCAATTGCCAGAGAGTCTGCGCGCCGGCGTCGACGACCTGATGGGCAAGGGCCTCGACCCCAGGAGGGCAATGGCGCTGATCGCCCCGATTGGGCGGACGGCCACCGCCTACAAGGCCGAAATCTCGGATCTCAGCTCAGCCGCTTATGCCGGCCTCGATAACCTGAAGGTGGGAGCGGGCGAAGCCGCGCGCATGTTCGACGTCATGGCTGTCGCCGGCAAGGCTGGGTCGTTCGAAATGAAGGACATGGCCACCTATTTTCCGATGCTGACCGCCTCGGCTCAAGCCCTCGGCCAACAGGGCGTTCCCGCCGTCGCTGACCTCGCGGCTGCCCTCCAGATTGCCCGCAAGGGCGCCGGCGACGCTTCGACCGCCGCGAACAACCTTCAGAACCTGCTCAACAAGATCAATACCAAGGATACTGCCGACAATTTCAAAGGATTTGGCATCGATCTCGCCAAGGAGCTCAAGGCGGCTGAGAAGGCCGGCAAGTCACCGATCGAAGCGATCGCCGAGCTCAGCAACCGCGCGCTCAAGGGCGATATGTCGAAGCTGAGCTATCTGTTTGGCGATGCACAGGTCCAGGCGGCCTTGCGGCCTCTGGTCGGAAATCTGGCCCTGTACCGCAAGATCCGCGCCGATGCCCTCGCGGCGCAAGGCACGGTCGAGCGCGACTTCGCCAACCGAATGGGCGACGACGCCTCACGATCCAATCGATCGGCGGCGTCGCTGGAACGGTTGACGAACATTATAGGTGCGCGCACGTCGCCCAAAATGGCCGCGCTCAAAGAACAGGTGGCAGGCCTGGCAGATCGCTTTTCGGATTGGGCGACGAGGAACCCACTCCTTTCTGACGGTCTGATCACAGTCGTCGGATGTATCGCGCTGGTTGCTATCGGCTGCGGCATCGCTGCGGTGTTGGCCGGGACCGCCGCAACTGCGTTCGCCTACATGGGTGTCGTATGCGGCGTTCTCGGCACCGGCCTCACGATCGCCGCCAACGCCTTTCGATTCCTCACGGCCGCGATGATGATGAACCCCATCCTGGCGCTGGCAATCGGGATTGGCGTCGCCGTCTACCTGATCTGGGCGCATTGGGATAAGATCAAGAGCGTCTTCACCCGCGGCGTCCAGTGGATCCGCTCGCTCGATTTCGGCACGATCGGCCGCAACCTGCTGCAGGGCCTGATCAATGGCCTCAACCCCATGACGATCGTCCGCCATATTCTCACCCTCGGCGGCAAGGCGATCACGGCGCTAAAGGGGATTCTCGGTATCAAATCGCCGAGCCGCGTCTTTGCCGGCATCGGCGGCTTCATCACCGAGGGCCTAGCCATCGGCATCGATCGCGGCGCCCCCAGCCCGATCAGCCGCGCGCGCGGCCTGGCCCGCAGCGTCGCCGCCGCCGGCGCGATCTCGGCCGCCCCGATAATGGCGGCCAGCCCAGGCCTGACAGCGGCGACCATACCCCGGCTTGCGCCTGGCGCCGGCCAGGCTGCGGCGCCGGCAGCTGCCGGCAACACCTATCATCTGCATCTTGAGGTCTCACCGGGCGCGGAAAAGGATCCGGAAACCTTCGCCCGCGAGATCATGGCCGCGATGCGCCGCCTCGAGCGCTCCGAGGCGCGATCCTCCTATCGCGACGGCGACTGACCATGTTGATGGCGCTCGGCCTCTTCGTCTTCGAAATGGGCACCCTGCCCTATCAGGAGNTNCAGCGGCGTCGCGACTGGCGGCACGAACAGTCGCCGCGCCTGCTNGNCCGGCCGGCNTCGCAGTTCCTCGGCCCNGGCGAAGAGANCGTNACCATNCAGGGCACGTTGATCCCGGAGATCGCCGGCGACGCGTCNTCGATCCTNCAGCTGGTCGACATGGGCGACAAGGGCGACGCGCTCGACCTGGTCGACGGCGAAGGCAACGTCTTCGGCAACTTCGTGATCACCGGCCTCGACGATCGACGCCGGATCTTCCTCGACAATGGCATCGCCCGGCAGATCGATTTCGCGATCGATCTGAAGAGGGTTGCATGATCGGCGCCGAACCGACCCAGATCTCGGCGACGCCGCGCAGCACGACGATCGCCGCGACCCCGCGCCGGTCGAACGTTCCGGCGTACCGCGTCACGCTCGACGGCGAGGATCTGACCGACCGTATCGCGCCGCGCCTCCTGTCGCTCAACCTTACCGAGAAGCGCGGCACCGAGGCCGACGAGCTGCGCCTCGAGCTTCACGATCATGACGGCTTGCTCGCCATCCCCCGGAAGGGCGCGATCCTGCAGGTTGCCATCGGATGGTCCCAGGGCGTCGACGTCGTCGTCGGCATGATCGACAAGGGCAGCTTCAAGGTCGACGAAGCCGAGCATAGCGGCCCGCCGGACAAGATCTCCATCACCGCGCGCTCGGCCGACCTTACGGGCGATGCCCGCATTCGTCGCGATGCGAGCTACCGCGACACGACCCTCGGCGCGATCGTCGCCGACGTCGCGCGCCGCGCGGGACTGAAACCGGCCATCGCGCCCGAACTCGCAGCCATCCAGGTCCCGGTCCAGGGACAGACCGGCAAGAGCGACATGGCCCTCGTCCACGAACTCGGCCGACGTCACGATGCCGTCGCGACCGTCAAGGCCGGGCAGCTGCTGTTCACCCCGATCGGCCTCGGCACGTCGGCTTCAGGTCAGAGCATCGGCTCGCGCACCCTGACGCGCCAGGATGGCGATCGCCATCGCTACACCATGGTCGATCGCGACAAATATGAGGGCGTCTCGGCGGGCTGGCACGATCAGGACGGCGCCGAGCGCAAGACCGCCCACGCCGGCGGGAAAACCAAGGCGAAGAAACTGAAGCGGACCTTCGCGACCGAGGCCGATGCGAAGCGCGCGGCCGATAGCGAATGGAAGCGGATCCACCGCAGCGCCTCAGCACCGCCCACGAC